AGTGCCACTTCATGACGCGTGAGAACCTTCGCGGGTTCGACCTTTGTCTTTTTCCTGCCTCCGGTTTTCTGAGACACAGGCGCAGCATCGATGGCCTTGCGCACTTCCGCTTGCGCTTTGTCCGCCTCAAGCTTTGCCTGTGCCGCGGCCAGCTTCGCATCCTCGCTCTTGCTTTTCGCGGCCTTGGTTGCAGCGGCCTTCGCGGCCTTCGCCTTTTCCGCGGCTTCGGCTTCGGCTTTCGCCAGCTTTTCAGCATGCGCCGCTTCGCGCAGACCCTGCGCCTCTTTCAGGTGCGCAGCGTATAAACCGGGTGCAAAGGGCTTGCCCTTAAGCATGGCAACATCCATGCTCTTCGCGTATGCCTGCCCGGTCGAATAGGCCAGCTTGCCAGATGCCAACGGGGTAACCCCGGCTTGCTGTTCGGCTTTGGTAAGGGTGCATGGCAGCACCACCTTTTCCATGATGCCGGATACGGCGACCTTGGGCGCGATCCCTTCGCTCTTCGCATAATCAAGCAATCGCTGGATGATGCGGGTGCGCTCAGTGTCGGCACGTGCAGCGGCTTGCGCCACGGCAGTGCCAGCGTTAGCAAATTCACCGTAGGCCTGCACTAGCAAGCGTTCGGGCATTGTCTTAATAACTTCCATGATTAACTCCTTCGTGATAACTAGGCCATTCGAACGGCTGGCCGTGTTGCCGCACTACAATTCGAATTATACGCGCACTGGTCAGAATGTCAATAGTCTAACGGTTAGACCGATTCGGGCTGGCGCGCACCCACCCTACCCCCACCCCCCGCGCTGGCTGATGGGACTCCGCACTCCTGCTAGGAGCTGAGTTTCACATTCTCAAATCCCACCACTCCACTTAAGTTGACTCAGTACATTTCAAGCCAGTCAGTAAAAATTTAAAATAGGCCGGCAGTCACTTAAGTTAACTCAGTAAAATTCCAGCAAAACTCAAAACCACTTAAGTTAACTCAGTAAAATTTTAAATCTAGCCGGCAATCACTTAAGTCAACCCATACGCGCTTGCGCGTACGTAAAACCGTGCTATATTCGGCCTATCGCCCTTCCGTGGGTTGCCTATGTATACGCCCGTAGTGGATACAGACATTGAGTTTGCCACTTATCAGCCTTCGTTCGAGAATTTGCAAGCTCGCGTCGAGGCTGCCTTTGCTGCGCTCGCTGAATTGGAAGCTGATGTGCAGGTGTCCGACAAGGACATAGCCACTGCCCGGTCAGTGTTCATGGGAACCAAGGACGCCACGGAAGTGGACCTCTCAAGCCCGGGGACGGTAGTGCATCTGAAGGCAATCTTGTCCGAATACGACAAGCAGGTCGTCGAGTCTGCCGCACAGTTGCGTACTTATATCACCAATAAGTTGGTGCTTGAGACTGCCCATACCGACCCGCGGATTCGGATCAAGGCCCTTGAGTTGCTCGGCAAGATCAGCGACGTTGGCCTGTTCACAGAAAAAGCCGAGATCACGCTACGCCACCGCCCAACCGAAGAGCTGGAGCAGATGCTGCGCGAGCGGCTGTCAAAAGTTATCGAGGGAGAGGTTGTGCCTACCCCACAGGCCCCCATGCAGCGCTACGAGTCGATAGATGATGCGTTTGCAACACCTGCCTGACTTCGAAAAAGCAGAGCTGCTAGCCTTGCTCGATGAGCTGGAGGCCCGCAAGCGCGTGTCCATCTGCCAGAATGACTTTCTGGCGTTTATCGCAGCCCTCGATGCCACCTACAAGTTCGGCACGCACCTCAAAAGGCTCGGCGCCCTGCTGATGCAGGTCGAGCAGGGGCACAAAGACCGGGTTGCCGTGAGCATGGCGCCGCGTATGGGCAAGAGTCAGATGATTTCCATCTACTACCCAGCATGGTATTTGGGTCGCCACCCCGACCATAAGGTAATTGTTGCCTCACACACTGCCGAATTGGCCGTGGATATGGCTCGGAAAGTGCGAAATCTGATGCAAACTGCCGAATATCGGCAGATTTTCCCCCAGACCGCCATCGCCGCCGACGCTAAAGCTGCCGGAAAGTGGAATACAAGCCAAGGAGGCGAGTATTTTGCCATTGGCACAGGGGGTGCGCTGGCCGGGCGCGGCGCCGACCTCATTATTGTGGACGATCCGCTGTCCGAACAGGACATCAAAGCAGGAAACACGGACTCCCTAGACACCACATACGAGTGGTTTCGTGCCGGCCTGCGCACCCGACTCATGCCGGGCGGCAGAATCTGCATCCTGCACACCCGCTGGCACCAGCGCGACCTCATCGGACGCCTTATCAAGGACGCTGCGCTCAATCCGGACGGCGACCAATACGAGATTTTCGAGTTTCCTGCCATTCTCAACGCCGACCAGCCGGAAGACCACCCCACCGATCCCCCTAAGTCGCTGTGGCCAGAGCAGTGGAGCCTCGACTCATTGCTGCGCACCCGTGCCAGTATGCCGGCGTGGCAGTGGAACGCCCAGTACATGCAGAATCCGACCGCTGCGGAGTCTGCCATTATCAAGCGCGAGTGGATCAAGTGGTGGCAGCCCGACGCCCCACCCAAGGTCGACTTCATTGTGCAGGCTTATGACACTGCACTCACCACCAAAACCCGGTCGGACTTTAGCGTGTGCCACACTTGGGGCGTGTTTTTCCATGAGGAAGACAATTCCACCAACGCCATCTTGCTCAACCGGGTCAAAGGCAAGTGGGAGTTTCCCGAGCTCAAGCAAATGGCGCTGGAACAGTACCAAGAGTGGGAGCCTGACTCCGTGATTGTCGAAGCCAAAGCCAGCGGCCAGCCGCTGATCGACGAGATGCGCCGCAGCGGCATCTTTGTGCAGGACTTCAGCCCGGGCAAAGGGCAGGACAAGCTCGCCCGCCTGAACGCCGTGGCTGATATGTTCTCAGCAGGGCACGTATGGTTCCCAGAGACCTCATGGGCCCAAGAAACCGTAGAAGAAATAATTGCCTTCCCCGCCGCCGAGCATGACGACGAGGTGGACGCCTGCACACTGGCCTTGGCCCGCGTACGGCGCGGCGGGCTGCTGTCCCTGCGGACTGATTATGAGGACAATGACCCTGTGTTCCGCCGCCGAGGAGGCTATTACTGATGGCTACCCAGAAGTTCATGGGGCGTAACCAGTTGATTGACCGGCTGGCTGCTCAAGTAGGCGACCGTGCCCGTGCCGTTGCCATCCTGCAAGACCGAGGGCACCTCTACCCCGGCACGGAAAAACTTACACCTGCGGGCAAAGCCCGCGACCAGATGACCGCCGAAGAGCGTGCGTTGGACAGAGCTGCCCGTGGCACGGGCAAGCCCGCCTCTGCGTTCGCCTACGACCCCACAACAAATCGAGCAAGGATTAAAAATGGCAACAAACGTTGACAAGGCATTAACCCCCTCCGACCTCCCACCCGGCGGCTCCGAGCCCTTCCAGCTTGAGCTTGCCTTTGACGACGCCGAACCCACCGTTGTCGAGCTTGAAGACGGCTCGGTTGAGATTGATCTTGCCCCCGCTCGCACCCCCGACTTTGGCGACGACTCCGACTCCACCATCCCCTTCGATGCCAACCTTGCCGACTACCTCGACGAAGACACCCTGTCTACGCTGGCCTCGGACCTGATCGACGAAGTTGAGACAGACATTCAGTCCCGGAAGGAGTGGGTCGAGACCTACGTTAAAGGGCTGGAAGTGCTTGGGTTCAAGTACGAAGAGCGCATGGAGCCGTGGGAAGATGCCTGCGGCGTCTACAGCGCAGTCCTGTCGGAGGCTGCCATTCGGTTCCAAGCCGAGACCATGCAGGAGACCTTCCCTGCTGCCGGCCCCGTGAAGACCATGATCCTCGGAGACCCCACGCCAGAGAAAGAGAAGGCTGCGGAGCGTGTGCGTGACGACATGAACTACCAGATCACGGAAGTCATGACCGAGTACCGTACCGAGCACGAGCGTGCGCTGTTTAACCTCGCGCTGGCTGGCAGTGTCTTTAAGAAGGTGTACTTTGACCCCAACCTCGACAGGCAGGTCAGCATCACCGTGCCGGCTGAAGATGTAATCGTGCCATGGGGCGCCACCGACCTCGGCAATGCCGAGCGGGTCACCCACGTGATGCGTAAAACCAAGCTGGAGATGCAGAAGTTGCAGGCGTCGGGCTTCTACCGGGACGTCGACTTGGGCGAGCCACGGTCGTACCACACCGACCTCGAAACCAAGAAAGCCGAGGACGCAGGCTACACGCTCACCGATGACAACCGGTACGCTGTGTTCGAGTGCCACGCAGACCTTATCGTGCCCGGGTTTGATGGTGCCGAATCTCCCTCCGCCGTGGCCCTGCCCTCACCGTACGTGGTGACCATCGACAAAGGCACGCAGACTGTCCTGTCTATCCGCCGTAACTGGGAGCCCCACCTGCCCTCTCCCGAGCATCCCACGGGGACTGCGACCCAGCGGCCCACACCCACACCGCTCAAGCGCCAGCACTTCGTACACTACCCGTACGTGATCGGCTTTGGGTTCTACGGACTCGGCCTCATCCACATCATCGGCGGCTACGCGCGTGCAGGCACAAGCATCATCCGTCAGCTGGTGGACGCGGGCACACTGAACAACTTGCCGGGCGGGCTCAAAGCCCGCGGTATGCGTATCAAGGGCGACGACACGCCCATCGCCCCCGGAGAGTTCCGGGACGTGGACATCCCCTCGGGGGCCATCCGCGACAACATCATGCCCCTGCCGTACAAAGAGCCGAGCCAAGTGCTGCTCGCTCTGCTCAACCAGATCACCGAAGAAGGCCGACGTTTAGGTGCGATCAGCGATCTTAACGTAAGCGACATGTCGGCTAACGCCCCGGTGGGCACCACGCTGGCTATTCTGGAGCGCACCCTCAAGCCCATGGCTGCCGTGCAGGCGCGTGTGCACTACGCCATGAAGCAGGAGTTTAAGCTGCTCAAGTCGATCATCGCGGAGTACGCCCCCACAAGCTACGACTACGAGCCCGCACACGCGACCCGGCGCGCACGGCGCGAGGACTACGCCACCACTGAGGTTATCCCGGTCAGCGACCCCAACAGCTCCACCATGGCCCAGCGGGTGGTGCAGTACCAAGCCATCATGCAGATGGCGCAGGCAGCGCCGCAGATTTACGACCTGCCGTATCTGCACAGGCAGATGATCGAGGTGCTGGGTGTAAAAAACGCCGACAAGATACTGCCCATGCCCGAGGACCAGACCCCGCGGGACCCGATCTCCGAGAACATGGCAGTGCTCGTGGGCAAGCCGGTCAAAGCGTTCATCTACCAAGACCACGACGCGCACATCACAGCGCACATGACGTTTATTCAGGACCCGATGATCGGCGCCACTATCGGCCAGAATCCCATGGCCCAGCAGATGCAGGCTGCCATCATGGCCCACGTCGCAGAACACTTGGGCTACAGCTACCGCAAGCAGATCGAGGAACGCCTCGGTGTGCCCCTGCCCCCGCCAGACCAGCCCATGCCCGAGGAGTTCGAGGTGCAGCTCTCCCGCCTCGTCGCAGACGCAGCCAAGCAGCTCCAGCAGATACACCAGAGTCAGGCGGCGCAGCAGCAGGCGCAAGCGCAAGCGCAAGACCCGCTGTTGCAGATTCAGCAGCAAGAGTTGCAGGTCAAGCAGCAAGACATCCAGCGTAAGGCTCAGAAGGACGCGCTCGATGCCAAGCAGGCTGACCGCCGCCTGTCTCTTGAGGAACAGAAGCTCGCGCTCGACGCGCAGAAAACCGGTGCGCAGATGCAGTCCCAAGACAAGCAGCACGCTGACCGCCTGAAGATGGACCTGATGAAAACCGTAGTGCAGCAGAAAACAAAAAAGGAGAAGTAATTGGCTAAGACAGTGTTTGGCGCCCTCCAAGACAATCTGGAGGACGAGATATTGCGCGTACAAAACTACCTTGCCGAGGGCAAGGTAGCCGACTACGCCACGTACAAGGAGTTGTGTGGGGTCGTCCGGGGTCTGACTCACGCAATGGCAGCAATCGCAGACCTTGAGCAGACTTACATGGGCCAAGACAATGACTGAACCGGAATACACCGAAGCAGAAATCGAAAACCAACTGCCAAAACCCGTTGGTTACATGCTGCTGATCGCCCTGCCACAGGTCGAAGAAACCTACGAATCAGGCATCGTCAAAGACGCCAAGACGGTTCACTACGAAAAAGTGCTGTCGACCATTGGGCTGGTGCTCGACATGGGGCCGCAGGCATACAAAGACACGGACCGGTTTCCGCATGGGCCGTGGTGTCACGCAGGTGACTACGTGATGTTCCGCAGCAACAGCGGCACACGGTTCACATTCCGGGGGGTGGAGTACCGCCTCATGTCTGACGACAGCATTGAAGCCGTTGTCACTGACCCACGCGGCATCAGCCGGCCATGAGCATGGATATGAAGTGGGACCCGCCCAGCGATACGGTGTCCGTAACCTGCGACGGCACGACAGACGAGTTTTTTCTGTACGAGATGGCTCGCATGCAAGGGCAGGCCCAAGCCCTGATTTTAAGAGTCCGCGAGATGGAGCGCATTTTCAAAAAGCGGTCTGCCGAGCAAGATCACTACATTTCGTATTTGAGAGACCGTATTCACGAGCTCGAAAGCAAACTGCAAGGTAAGGAATGAATATGCCCATGGAAAAAGTAGAGTTTGAGTTTCCTGATCCCGACAAGGAAGACGCCAAGACCCCTGATGACGGGTTTGAAGTTGAGGTTGTCGACGACACGCCGGCCAAGGACCGCGGGCGCACGCCTGCTGAGCCGCCGCCCGAGGTGACTGATGATGAGCTGGAGGGCTACTCCGAGAAGGTTAAGAAGCGTATCCAGCACTTTACTCGCGGCTATCACGACGAACGTAGAGCCAAAGAAGCTGCCCTACGGGAGCGCGAGGAAGCACTACGCCTTGCGCAAAACATCATCGAAGAAAACAAGAAGCTTAAGCAGACCGTCAACCAGAACCAAGAGGCGCTACTTGAGCAGGCTAAGCGTGCCGCGACTTTTGAGCTTGAGCAAGCCAAGGCGCAATTCCGCGCTGCATACGAGGAGGGTGATCCTGATAAGGTCACGTCTGCACAGGAGTCGCTCACTTCAGCAAAGCTTAAGGCGGATCGGGTAGCTAACTTCGCACTTCCTGCTTTACAAGAGGAAGAAACTGCTGTAGAAAATAAGTACACCGCTCCGGCACAGCCGCAGAATCAGGTCGATCCCAAAGTCACTGCGTGGCAGCAAGAAAATCCGTGGTTTGGGTCCGATGATGAGATGACGAGCTTCGCGCTGGGGCTGCACCAGAAATTGGTTAAGCAGGGCGTTGACCCTCGCTCCGACGAATACTACGACGCCATCAACCGTCGTATGCGCCAAGTGTTCCCCGACCAGTTCGAGGAATCTGAACCAGAAGAGAAACCCCGTCGCAAAACGGTGGTGGCTCCTGCGACTCGTACCACTGCGCCCCGAAAAATCGTGCTAACGACATCGCAACAGGCCATAGCCAAGCGGCTCGGTTTGACTTTGGAACAATACGCCCGACAGGTTGCTGAAGACATGAGGAAACAAAATGGCTGAGAACAGAAATTCACGTGAAATGACCGCGCGCAAGCGCCGTTGGGCTCCTGCGTCCCTGCTGCCTGATCCTAACCCTGAACCGGGTTATGTGTTTCGCTGGATACGCATGTCCACGATGAATCAAGCTGACCCCATGAACGTTTCTTCCAAGCTTCGTGAAGGTTGGGAACCGGTCAAAGCGTCTGCACACCCCGAGATTCAGCTCGCGGCTGTCGAAAGCGACAAGCACCGCGACAATATCGTGATTGGTGGGCTGATGCTGTGCAAAATCCCCACCGAAATGGCTGATGACCGTGACGCGTTCTATCGCACGCAAGCGGAAAATCAGATGCGTTCGGTCGACAACAATCTCATGCGTGAAAATGATCCTCGGATGCCGCTCTTTAATGAGCGCAAGTCGAAGGTTACTTTCGGTACCGGAACATAATTCAGGAGTCTTAAATGGCTTATCCTACAGTCGATGCGCCTTATGGCTTGCAACCGGTCAATCTGATCGGCGGCCTGCCGTTTGCCGGGGCTACCCGGCAGATTCCCATCGCTTCCAACTACGGCACCGCCATCTACACCGGCGACGTTGTGCAATACAAGAACGATGGCACAATCATCATCACCACCCTGCAAAACCAAACCAGCCCTGTCGCTGGCGTGGTTGGCGTGTTCTTGGGTTGTTCTTACACCAACCCGGCCACCAAGCAGAAGCTGTTCTCTCAGTATTACCCCGGCAGCATCGTGGCTGACGACATCCAAGCTTACGTGTGTGATGACCCCAACGCCCTGTTCAAGGTCGCGAACGTCACCAGCGCCGTGGCGGATAACGCTTCGGGCGGCCTGCTCCCCGCTTACATCAGCCGTGGCAATGCCATCGCCTGTAACGCTGAGCTCGTGCTGAACACCGGCGTCGCCGCGACTGGCAACAGCCGTATGGGCGTGTTCATCAACAACGTGACGACAATTCTGCCGATCCGCGTGGTTGATGTGGTGACTGACACCAAGAACACCTCCGGCAACTTCGTTGAATTTATCGTCAAGTTCAACGCCACCTACCACACTTACAACGCTACTGCTGGCGTCTAAGGAGAGTAAAACATGGCAATTTCTCGTGCCCAGCTACTCAAGGAACTCCTGCCCGGCCTGAATGCGTTGTTCGGTCTGGAGTACAAGCGCTACGGCGAAGAACACAAGGAAATTTTCGAAACCGAAACTTCCGAGCGTTCGTTCGAAGAAGAAACCAAGCTGTCCGGTTTCTCCGCAGCTCCGGTCAAAAACGAAGGCTCCGCCATTCGTTACGACAACGCGCAAGAAGCATGGACTGCGCGCTACAACCACGAAACCATCGCCATGGGTTTCTCGATCACTGAAGAAGCGATTGAAGACAATCTGTATGACAGCCTCTCGGCTCGTTATACCAAGGCGCTGGCTCGTGCCATGGCCTACACCAAGCAGGTCAAGGCTGCCTCCATCCTGAACCAAGCCTTCACGGGCGGCCCCACCTACGGTGACGGCAAGGTTCTGTGCGCCACCGACCACCCCCTGATTTCTGGTGGCATCAACAGCAACCGTCCCACGACGGGCGCTGACCTGAATGAGACCTCGCTTGAGGCCGCTGTCATTCAGATCGCTGGCTGGACGGATGAGCGCGGTCTGCTGATCGCTGCCAAGCCCCGCAAGCTGGTCGTCCCGCCGTCGCTGATGTTCGTTGCAACTCGTCTCCTTGAGACCGAGCTGCGTGTTGGCACCGCCGACAACGACATCAACGCACTGAAGAACAACGGTTCCATCCCCGAAGGTTACTCTGTCAACCACTGGCTGACGGACACCAACGCATGGTTCCTGTTGACCGACGTGCCGAATGGCCTGAAGCACTTCGTCCGTACTCCGATGCAAACCGGAATGGACGGTGATTTTGACACCGGCAACACCCGCTACAAGGCCCGCGAGCGTTATTCGTTCGGTGTGTCTGACCCGCTCGGCATCTTTGGTTCGCCCGGCAGCAACTAAGAAGTAAATCAAGCACTTACAAGTGTTTGGAAGGGGCCGAAAGGCCCCTTTTTCTTGTATCGAGTGTTCCCGGGGTACTTTACGGATTACTAGCTTTGTATCGAGCGTTACCTGTGTCGTAACGCCTCAACTTTATCTTGACCTTCCCGTACGGGCCTGTTAAAAAGACAGCATGTGGCTTTCACAACACCTTTGGACGTAGGGCATGCCATACAGCACAAAACTCGCGGGCATTTATAAGATCGTTCATGTGCGCTCAGGCAAGTGCTATGTAGGGCAATCCCAGAATTTGCACAAACGGCTTAGAGAGCATTTTCGACTTTTACGTTGGCAAAAGCACCCAAACATTAAGTTGCAGCGCACTTATAACCGAGATGGGGCCGACAGTTTTGTTGCTTCGATAGAAGTTATTTGCGAAAACGTTTCTGACTTGGACGTAATCGAAGAAGCGTTTTTGAATGGCGAAGCGTTTTTTGACGAGCGGGTAGCCTACAACATTGCTGATTTTTCCAAAGCCCCGATGCGGAATAAAACGCATTCCGACGAAGTGCGCAAACGCATTAGCGAAGGGCGACGGGCAACGGTTTTTGATTACGCTGAGCCCGAATTTAGAAAACGCCTATCGGATGCTCAGTTGCGAAGATATTTCTCGGACGCGAATTACCGGGCAAAGATCAAGTTTTTGGTAGAAAATGACCATCTGTCGTACGCTGAGCGCGGTCGACAAGTTGGGTGTTGTACCAGTTCGGCAAGAAAATTGGCGCTCAAGTATGTTCATTTGAAAGGAATGCTTTAATGCCTACCACCACTTTCCAAGGTCCGGTCCGCTCCTTGAACGGCTTCTACGCCCAAGGCCCCGGCTCTGTCGTTAACGTCGTTAACGGCACCAATACGCTCTCCCTGACCGTTGCCGCTCACGCTGGCAAGGTGATCCGCACCAACGACGCGACGCTGATTCTGACGCTGCCGGCGATCATCGCCACGGCTGATCCGGTGACATCCGGCCCCGGCTCTGACCCTAACACGCTGAACAACATCGGCACCACCTACACCATCGTGGTTGATACCGCAGCGACTGCTGTGGCCATCAAGACTGACGGCACCGACAAATTTATCGGCTCTTTGCTGGTGGTGGACACGGACTCTTCTGGCGCAACCATTGGATTCGCCCCTGCTGCGTCCAACGACGTCATCAACCTTGACGGCAGCACCACAGGCGGCGCCGTTGGCTCGGTCATCACCATCACCGCGTTGTCTTCGCTCGAATACCTCGTGCAAGGCGTGCTGCTCGGCTCTGGGTCTGTTGTCACTCCGTTCGCTGACGCTTAATTAGGGGGCCGCCGTGGGTCAGAAAACCAATTACAGCCCGACGTTTCCGATGTATCCGGGGTCGGCGGCGGTGGTGACACCGAGCGATACGGTGAATCTTGTGTCGCCCTCAGTTATTTATGTTGGCGTGTTTGGCAACGTGCGGGTGACGACTGCTACGGGCGACGTAGTGACTTTCCTGAACGTGCCTACGGGCTCGATCATCCCCGTGCAGGTTTTGCGCGTAATGGCTACCAGCACGACTGCCACTAACATGGTTGCGATTTACTGATGAGCTTCGGCTTCGGCTTCTCGTTACCGGCACACCCGTGCTTTCGTGGAGCGTGGACGCCCGCGCAGATATCAACCGCCCTGTGGCTCGACGCCGCCGACGCCAGCACGATCACGCTCAATGGCTCGACGGTGAGCCAGTGGCGCGATAAGTCGGGCAATGGGCGGAATTTTTCCCAAGCCGCGGCTGGCTTACAGCCAACCTATGCCATGACAGGATGGGTGGCGTCCCCTGCCATCATATTTGATGGCGTCGACGATGATTTAACTGCGGGGTCAAACTGGACTGGCGCGGGGTGGAGCTGGTATATCGTTGCCCAGAGAACGGGGGCAGGGGTAACTCAAACGCTTATTGGATCGGTTGGGATTCAAGATTATTTTCCGATATCAGCGACTTCTATAACGAGTGTTAATTTGTTTCGCTCTGGCGGAATTAATGATCCAGCCACCTTGTCATCGTATTTTTCGGGGGCGATGATTAAGGATAAGAACGCATCGCCAACAATGTCCCGAGGGACGTTTTGGACAAGAAGTGCCACTAAATTCATCCTTGCGGTTTGCGGCGCTAACGCATTTTTGGCAGCTCCTAGATTGGCTAAAACTGTTAATTATATTCACGGCGGCCCAATGGTTGAAATTGTAGCTACGCCAAACGACTCTACAAAAGCGGAGAGAGAACTACTCGAAGGCTACTTAGCTTGGAAGTGGGGAGGGTTCTGATATGCCGATGGAATTAGTCACGCAACTCCCGTATGACCACCCCTATCGGTGGGATGGCACGCTGTTTGGTGGGCCTAAGCTGTGGCGACCGACTGAACTCGCTACCGCGCTGTGGCTCGATGCTGAAGATACCAGCACCATTACGCTCAACGGGGCAACTGTCAGCCAGTGGGCTGATAAGTCTGGCAATGGGCGAAATGCAGCGCAAGCCACTGCCACAAACCAACCGACTTACACGGCCACGGCGATCAATGGCAAGCCTGGAATCAAGTTTGACGGCACCAATGACATCATGCTTCTGCCCGACGGCACTATCCCGGCTGGCGATAGTAGTTACAGCATGTTTGTGGCGATAAAGTGGGATGCGACATCCCCGCAGTTTGTTGTGGGGGCGGGCACGTCAGCTGGGGTCGGCACCGCCAACTATCTAGCGGCGATTTCTACTACCCCCGCCGTCATGGGTTCGTGGTGGGTAAGCTATGGCGGATCGTGCGGTGTCATCGCGCTCGGGCCGGAATTTTACGGGGCTGTGTATGACAACAGCGTCTCAACGCTGTACGGCAACAAAAACGGCGGCTCTATTACCAACACTGTTCAGACTGTAGATCGCAACTCGGCCACTACCAACCACACCATAGGGGCCTTTGCAACAGGCTCGTCCCCGCTGAACGCATCAATTGGCGAGATTGTGATTACTCAATCCGCTTTATCGACGGCGGTGCGTCAGCGCGTTGAAGGCTACCTCGCGTGGAAGTGGGGCTTGGAAGCCAATCTGCCCGCAGGCCATCCCTATAAATCTCTACCCCCGACGGTGTAGCCATGGACTACTTAATTTTCCCCACCGAAGCTGCGGCACAGACCGCGCTGGAAGTCATCTACGCCAACATGGTGGCATCGATCAACGCGCCTGACCTGCTCGACGTATCGACCGGGCAGGTGGTGCCCAAGGATGACCTGACGCCCGATGAGGCGGTGCAGGTTGATGCTGAGGCACGGCACTTTCCGATCTTCGGCGTGAATGTCGCCACCGGCGTGAAAGACCCCCAGCAAGGCTACACAACCGCGTGGTCGGTGGCGCAGGAAACGGTGCAGGGCACATGGGTGTTCGCCAAGCCTGACGATGCGCTGATGGATGGTGTCACGGGCTACACAACCAAGCCGTATGATCCTGCATGGTTTCCGGTGGAGTCCGTAAATGGCTAAGAAAAATGTGTCTTTGGCGGTAGGTCGTGGCGAGAAGCTACCGGCATCGCAAGGTGCTGGGCTCACCGCCAAGGGCCGTGCGCGTTATAACGCGGCTACGGGGTCCAACCTCAAGGCTCCGGCGCCGAACCCGAAAACCAAAGCAGATGCTGGCCGCAAGAAGTCGTTTTGCTCAAGAATGAGCGGAATGCCCGGCCCGATGAAAGATGAAAAAGGGCGGCCAACACGCAAGGCTGCTAGTCTTAAACGGTGGGGTTGTAAATGAGCGAAGCGACAAGTGAAACGGTAAAGCACGTGGTTGATGCTTTATCAATTGTGACTGTGGTTGGAACCCTAGTCGATATGCTGCCATCTATTGCCGCAGTGTTTACAATTGTTTGGACTGCCATCCGCATAATCGAAACCGATACCGTACGCGGTTTGGTTAGGAAAATTCGGGGTAAATGATGCCGTCTAAATCGCAAAAGCAGCACAATTTGATGGCCATGGTGGCCAATGATCCGGCAGCGGCCAAGCGTGTTGGTGTTCCGCAGTCGGTTGGAAAAGAGTTCGTAAAGGCCGACAAGGGCCGCAAATTCAACGAGGGCGGTGACATGAAAGAATCCAAAGCGATGATGAAGAAGGAAGTGGCCTTTATGAAAGCTAAAGGCGCCCCCAAAGCCATGGTCAAGCACGAGCAGGCCGAAACCAAAGGCATGAAGAAGGGCGCCAAAGGCTACTCTGCTGGCGGCTTTACCCGCTCTGCTGACGGCATTGCCAAGAAAGGCAAGACCAAAGCCAAACAGATCGCCATGAAGTCCGGCGGGAAGTGCTGACATGCCCCGCGACATCTACACTGCGGACATGGGCCAGCCCCCGTCTCCGGACGAGGGCGCGATGCCTAAAAAGCCGGTGAAACGCCCCCGCGACGTATACACCGCCGAGATGGGCCAGCCTCCGTCCCCGGACGAGGGCGCGCCGGCCAAAATGACTCCGCGCAAGCCGAAAGCCAAGCCGGCTTTCGCCAAAGGCGGCTCTGTGGGCTCTGCCTCCAAGCGAGCTGACGGCTGCGCCCAGCGCGGCAAAACCAAAGGGCGGATGCTGTGAGACCGAGCCGCGGCATGGGGGCCATTAACCCCAAAAAGATGCCTAAACCCAAGAAGATTGTCCGCAAGGATCATCCTCAGGATGTGGACATGTATGCCGCGGGCGGGCTTTACGAGAACATCAACGCCAAGCGCAAACGCATTGCTGCGGGCTCAGGCGAGAAGATGCGCAAGCCCGGCGCCAAAGGCGCCCCGACTGCTGCGGCATTCAAACAGTCGGCTAAGACCGCGAAAAGGTAATTATGACCACATCCGGCACAACCGCGTTCAACTTGGATTTCACTGAAATCGCTGAAGAGGCGTGGGAGCGTGCTGGGCGCGAGATGCGTTCGGGGTATGACCTGCGAACCGCTCGGCGGTCCATGAACCTGCTGACGATTGAGTGGCAGAACCGCGGCATTAATATGTGGACCATCGAGCAGGGCACACAGGTGCTCACGCCCGGCACGGCCACATACCCGCTCCCAGCCGACACCATTGATCTGCTCGATCATGTCGTGCGCACCGGCAGCGGCTCAACGCAGGCTGACTTGGCCATCTCGCGGATTAGTGTGTCCACCTACGCGACGATCCCCAACAAAAACGTGCAGGGCCGCCCGATCCAGATTTATGTTCAGCGGCTGCGTGACGCACCCGAAGTGACCGTGTGGCCGGTGCCCGACACCACCCAGACCTACACGCTGGTGTATTGGCGTATGCGCCGCATTCAGGACGCGGGCGCGGGCGTTCAGACCCCGGACGTTCAGTTCCGTTTCCTGCCGTGTTTGGTGGCCGGGTTGGCCTATTACTTGGCGCAGAAAGACCCGGCGCTGATGGATCGGATTCAGATGCTGAAGGCCGCCTACGACGAGCAGTTTGACTTGGCTGCGGGCGAGGACAGAGAGAAAGCATCCTTAAGACTGACGCCACGCATGTTCAGGTCGAGGTAACCATGGGCAATCGGTTCGCCGCAGGCAAAAAGGCATTCGGATTCTGCGATGTTTGCGGGTTCCGTTACGTCCTGCCTCGGCTGAAAGAACTGATTGTCCGCACCAAGAAAACCAACGTGCTGGCGTGCCCGGAATGCTGGAGCGTAGACCACCCGCAGAACATGCAGGGGATGTACCCGGTAGACGACCCGCAGGCACTGCGCAGACCCCGCCCGGACCAGTCGCTGGTGTACACATCAGCACAAAACGGCTCGCGCGATATACAGTGGGGTTGGAATCCTGTGGGCGGCGCGGAAGCAAATGCAGCAGGGCTCACACCAAACGATTTGGTAGCAGTCGGGGCGGTTGGGCAAGTGACAGTCAACTAGGAGAATTGAAATGGGTATGAAAGAAGTCGCCAAGGGCGAAGCGAAAAAGGCTGTGAAAGCCCACGAGAAGTCCATGCACAGCGCCAAAGGCTACGCCAAGGGCGGTGTCACCAGCCTCCAGCGCAAGCAGCTCGGGCGCGGTATGGCCAAGGTTGCCAACCAAAAGAAGTCGTCTTTTGCTTACAAAGGCCAGAAGACCAATGTTTAGCCACAAGCTGATGGGCAAAGAAGTCGGCGCGGCCTCAACCTACGCGGAGCCACACACCATGCAAGGCAAAAAAGTGACGCCTGTGAAAGCAGGCAAAGAAGTGCCATTCGAACAGAAAAAAGGCTGGAATCCGGATGACGGCGTGTCGCTGACAGCGCAAGATAAGGTCAAGACCACCGGCGTGAAGATTCGCGGCACCGGCGCCGCCACTAAGGGCGTGATGGCCCGCGGCCCTATGGCTTGAGGGCAGTATGAACTACACCGAGTTGACGGCTAACATCCAAGACATCTGTGAAAACACATTCACAGCGGATCAGCTTGCGATGTTCACCAAGCAGGCTGAACAAAAAATCTACAACACGGTGCAGATTCCCGCGTTGCGCAAGACGCTGTCCAGCGCGCTGACGCTGAACAACCGGCTGTTTACGCTGCCTGCGGATTTTCTCTACCCGTTTTCGTTTGCGGTGATTGAAGCGTCTGGAAATTACCGATACCTGCTCAACAAAGACGCTAACTTTATACGGGAAGCCTACCCGTCCCCGACCGCGTACGGGCTTCCGCAGCACTACGGCTTTACCAACGAAGCCACCATCATTGTCGGGCCGACGCCCGACTCAGCCTACTCGATTGAGTTTGTCTACGGGCATTACCCGGAGTCTATCGTTACCGCTGGCACCACATGGCTGGGCGATGACTTTGATTCGGCGCTTTTGAATGGCGCGCTGGTCGAAGCGATTCGCTTCATGAAGGGCGAGCCGGACATGGTGCAGATGTACCAGACACTCTACGTGCAGGCTATTGGCCTCCTCAAGGTGCTGGGCGACGGCAAGCTGCGGCAGGACACCTACCGTTCGGGGCAATTCCGCGAAAGGGTAAGCTGATATGGCGATTGCTCAAGGGATGTGCTCATCTTTCAAGCGGGAGATTCTGCTTGGCGAGCATGATTTGGATACCGACGTTATCAAGATCGCGCTGTATACCAACGCCGCAGACTTGAGCGCGGCCACCACTGTCTACACAGCCACCAACGAAGTTGTGGCTACAGGCTACGTGGCAGGCGGCAACACGCTTACCGGGGCTGCGGTTACGCTAAGCGGCACCACGGCAATCGTGGATTTTGCCGACACATCTTGGACATCCTCCGACATCGTGGCTCGCGGTGCGTTGATCTACAACAGCAGCAAGACCAACAAAGCCATCGCCGTACTCGATTTTGGTGCGGACAAAACCCCCACTGGCGGCGTGTTCACCGTGACATTTCCTGTCGCTTCCGCCACCAGCGCTATCGTGCGTATCGCCTAGCAAGGACAAAACATGGCAACTTCATACACATCTCTTCTCGGTCTGGCGCTGCCGGTCACCGGCGAGCTCGCCGGCACATGGGGCGACACGGTAAACAACGCCATCACCTCGCTGCTGGACACCGCAGTGGCAGGCACCACGACGCTCTCCACCGACGCGGACGTTACCCTCAGCACCACGGTTGGTGCGACAAACCAAGCGCGTCAGGCGATTCTGTTGTGCTCGGGTGCGCGTGCCGCACAGCGCACCATCACAGCCCCGGCCCAATCCAAGATTTATGCCGTGGTGAACAACACCACCGGCGGCTTCGCCGTGAAGATCGTGGGCGTGGGCCCCACCACCGGCGTGACCGTGGCCAACGGCAAGACTGCCATCGTGATCTGGAATGGCGCTGACTTTGTTGAAGTTGCCCCGGCAACCGCGACCACCGCCACCAACCTCGCAGGCGGCGCAGCAGGCTCCGTGCCCTATCAGACCGGCGCAGGCGCGACCACAATGCTTGGTATAGGTGCGCAATATCGCGTACTGACGTCGACGGGTAGCGCCCCGCAGTGGTCTAACGAGTTGCAAAACTTCATTTCAATCTCGAGCACGGGCAATATCACCGGCAAGTCTTTGACCGCGCATCCAACCCTTATTGGCAAAATCGATCCGTATGATATTGCTGCGTTCTCCAACACAACTGGCTCGGTAGGTATTGGACGTTATGCAGCTGGCAGCGGGTTTACGACGCTGGGACAGATATTTTTTATTAGTGGCGGCTCCACACAACGGGCAAGCTTGACTTGCGCTGAAGAAGCTAGCGGGGCCGCCGCGTATTTAGCTTTTGCCACACGAGACGCAAGCAACGTGCTGGCTGAACGAGTGCGGATTTCCGCCGCAGGCAACGTCGGCATCGGCACTTCAAGCCCCACCGCCAAAGTAGACATCCAAGGCACTGGCGCTGTGGCATTGCTGTGCAACCAGCGCACTGACACCACAAGCATCTCCACGCCCCTGATGTTCAAAACGGCGGGGAACAACTATTGGGCGCTGCGGCAATCGAGCGCAGCCCTGACGTTCTACCAAGACACCGCAATCGGCGGCACCGCGACGGAATATATGCGCATCGACAGCGCAGGCAATCTCGGTGTGGGCACCAACAACCCGACCGAGTTTGTCTACATTTCCAAGTCGCAAGATGCTGTTACCCGGACGCGCACGGATAACTCCAGCACGGGAACGGCGGCACAAGCGCAGTTTTCATTGCGCAACAGCGCCGCATCGCTGGCCAGCTTCGGGCTGACGGGCGGATCATTCACCACATCGGGCATTTTCCGCCAAGATGGGGCGTATCTGACCACGGGCGGGGCGGGTGGTTTGACGCTGGGCACGCAGGCAGCACAGCCGATCTACTTTGCGACCAATTCTGCTGAGCGCATGCGCATCGACAGCGCAGGCAACGTGGGGATTTCTAATGCTTCACCAACAGCAAGATTAGATGTTAATGGCACTGTTCGGGCATACGGCGGAGCTTACTCCTCTAATCAAGCGGTCACTGCATTCTCCGCATCGATTGCTAGCAACTGGACGAACAGACTTATTGCCGGATCAGATTCTGGAGGAAGTCCGTTCTTTGCAATTCAAGTGGCAAGCGATGCGACTAACGGCAGTACAGAGCGCATGCGCATCGACAGCGTAGGCAACGTGGGGATTGGCACGGCTACTCCCGCATCGCCGCTCACGGTGTATGCGCTGAACAATCAGGCAGCGCTTAGAGTCACCAACGGCCCTTCGGCCAATAACGTTGGCATCACGCTGGAATCGACCGGCGGGAATGTGGTGCTCAACAACGGCAACGGCCCGTTTGAATTGAGTACGGGTGGGTCTATCCGTGCGGTGGTGACGGCGGCAGGCAACGTGGGGATTGGTACTAACGCTCCGGCGTACCGGCTGGACGTTCAAACTGGGGCTGGGACAGTAGCGAATTTTGCGGCGCCTTTGACTAACCGGGCGCTGCTTCGCTCCACGGACGGCACCTATATTGCCAAATTCGGCGCGTCGCCACCGGAGGCATATGTACTTTACGGCGCGGAGAGCAATCACCCGGTGGCGTTCACAACGAACAACATTGAGCGCATGCGCATCGACAGCGCAGGCAACGTGGGGATTGGCACCGCCAGCCCTGGAACAAGATTAGACATTGCAAACACAGGCGCAGGCACTAAGGGCGGCGAAGTCATAATTCGCAATAGCTCGGCTCGCCAAACGGGGAATTATGCGCAACTGGCGTTCGCGCCAAATGCGGATTACACAGGTTCCGTCGTTGGGGCATTCATTCAAGGGCTAGCGCCGAATGCCAATGCTAATAACCCTTGCGACCTCGTATTTGGTTCCGGGCTTGGTGGAGCGCCGACCGAACGGATGCGCATCGACAGCAACGGAAGCGTGGGGATTGGCAATGCCTCCCCGGGTTCCGTGGTGCCGGCTGCTCTGGTGATAGATCAAGTCAACTCGCGCACTGGCATTGCTATTCGATGCACAGCAACAACCGGAACAGATAACAGCACTGAAGTTCGAATGTTCGGGTATGACGGTGCGGCCACAACGGTTATCGGGCAACTTACGGCGGCAGATAGCGCCCACGCAACACTGGCTAATTCGGTCATATTGCGAGCTAATCGGGCAACAGGGTATCTGCGGTTTGATACAGGCGGTTCTAACGAACGGATGCGCATTTCTGCGGCAGGGGTAGTGGGTGTCGGCACCAGCGCACCAAGCGCTTGGGCAGAAAAAGCGATTGATCTGGGGTCGTATGGCTCGGTCTATGGCGGCGGTGCCAATTTTGGTGCTGCAAGCAACCTTTACTACAACGGCGCAAATTGGATTTACAAAAACACTGCTGCCGGAAGCGTATTGAATTTAAGCAGCGGCGGAATGTTGGTTTATACGGCAGCTTCTGGCACAGCAGGCGCGACTGCAACGCTGACACAAGCATTAACACTGACATCGGCAAGCAATCTCAAGATTGGTGGGAGTGCGGAACGCGCTACTACTGTCGGCACGAACCATCTTGATATTTTCAACGGCACTGCCCCGGTCGGAACTCTGACCAACGGCATCTCGATCTACTCATCCAGCGGCGAGGCTTATGTGATGGATGCAGCGGGCAACGCCACACTGTTCTCGCCGCATGATGCTGAAACGAACGAGTGGATTTTCAAGTCCAAGCACACACCCACTGGCAAGGTGCTGAAGATTGATGTGGAAAAGATGCTGCGATTCATCAACGACCATTTCGGCCTTGATGCGATTCACGAATTCACGGAATAGGAGAGCAAGATGAATCCGGTACTAATTCAGGCATTGGTTAGGCACATCCTCACCGCAATTGCAGGCGGCTTCGCAGTTAAATATGGAATTGATGGCGGCGCTTTGGAAGCGATTATTGGCGGTGTTGCGGCGGCTGCTGGTGTGGGCTGGTCAATTTACGACAAGAAAAAAGGCACATGACATGGCTGCGGCTTATACATGGCAGCTCGGGCCGCTGGATGTGAAGCTGGCGGAAGATGGCTTGACCAATGTGGTGTATAACGTGCATTGGCGCTTGGTCGGCACGGACGGGAATTACTCGGCCAGTGTATATGGCACGGCAGGGGTTCCCGCCCCCACAGACGAATTCACCCCTTATGACCAGCTCACTGAAGCGCAGGTGCAGGAGTGGGTGGTTGAAGCCTTGGGAACCGAACAAGTGGCCGCATATGAGGCAAACATCGCTGGGCAGATTGAGCTTCAAAAAAACCCGGTCGATGCCTCTCTTCAACCACCTTGGAGTAACTGATGATTAAGCTGGAACTGTCGCTGGAAGAAGCGCAAATTGTGTTGGTTGGCCTGTCCAAGCTGCCGTATGAAGCGGTGGCTGGTTTGATTGATAAAATCAAAGAGCAAGCGCAACCGCAGATTCAGCCTGTGGAAGAGTAAGCAGTACAATGGCGATGGACAGTCCGGCCTGTCCATCGTCTTGCAGTCAGCCGTGCCAGTGGGATTAAAACTTCTACGATCACGGACTGACCAGTGAAAGAAAACTTCGACAAGGCGTTTGCCAAGCTCATCCGGCATGAAGGCGGGTT